ATGATCCTCACGACCTTCGCCGCGCAGGCGGACATCGTGAAAACCGAGGCCGCGTCGAGTCACTGGCTGGCCGCGAACTGGCGCCCGCTGACCATGCTGATCTTCACCGCGCTGATCGTGGCAAGGTGGTTCGGATGGGCTGCGCCGAATCTGAGCGAGGCCGAATACCTCAAGTTGTGGGACATCGTGCAACTCGGCCTGGGCGGATACGTGATCGGGCGCAGCGTCGAGAAGGTGATCCCGAGCGTGGCCGACGCGATGAAGAAGTAGGCCATGTACACCCTGATCCTGATCGTCTACCTCGGCGGCACGACCATTGCCGGCCCGGTGGTGTACTTCGTGGAATCGGAGTCGGCGTGCCAGCGCGCGCTGCCGGTGGCCGCGGACGTGGCGAAGAAGGTGAAGGCGTACGTGTCGCACATCGCCCTGTGCACGAAGATGGACGTGCCGAATGCTTGACGCGGCGAAGATCGACGAGCTGGCGAAGCTGACGCCGGAGGAACTGGTCAAGGCGTTGGGCCCTGACCTGGATACCTACGTCCGCATGCTCAAGAAGATCGAGGCGGCTTCGCTGGCGCGCGGCGACCTTCTGACATTCATGAAGTACATCAGGCCAGACCCGGATTATCCTGGCGATGTTGACAGGTCAAGGTATGACGTGCAGACCTTCCACAAGGTACTTGCGGAATTACTGCATAAGGTGCGAGACGGAGAAACGCTGCGAGTGGCCATTTCGATGCCGCCGCAATTCGGTAAAAGCGCGCTTTGTACGATTGCATTTCCAGCATGGATAGCGGGGCAATTCCCCGAGCGGTACGCGATCATTGCCGCCTACAACCAAGAGCTTGCTCAGGAGTTTGGTCGCAACATTGTCCGCATCATGGAATCGCAGGAATATCGAGACGTATTCCCGCACGTGAGGCTTGACAACAAAGGGCAAAAACTTATTTCCATTGTCGATGGCGGCGCGATGGCGTTCATTGGACGCGATGGTGGAGGAACCGGACGGTCGGCAGACTTATTCATCATTGACGACCCGTACAAGAACAAGAACGACGCGGACTCACTTGCGACGCGCGAGGAAGTGTGGTCGCTATTCACTCGCGTTGTGAATTCTCGCATGCGAAACACGGGCGCCGTGATAGTGATACATACCAGATGGTCAGACGACGATCTTATTGCGAGATTGACGGACCCGACAAATCCGCACTACGACAAAGATGTTGCTGACCAGTGGACCTACATCAACATTCCCGAGATCATGGACGATGAAAAGATCGCGTCGATTCTCGGGAAGAAGGTGGGCGACGCTCTGTGGCCGGAGCGACGGTCACTTAAGATGCTTGAGACGGTGCGGCGGATGGACCCGGCTGGTTTCTCCGCGCTGCACATGGGCAAGCCGACGCCGCCGGAGGGTGCGTTCTACCAGATCGAGCACCTGAAAGGCTACGAGCACAAGCAGTTGCCGAAGAACATGCGGTACTACCTGTCCGGTGACCTGGCGGTATCGACCAAGTACGGGGCCGACAAGACGGCCATCGGCATTTGGGGTGTGGACGAGTCGCCTGAGCCGTCGCTGTGGCTGATGCCGACGCTGTACTGGAAGAAAGCGGGCGCGGACGAGTGGGTGGACTGGATGCTTGACCAGTGCGGGTCTTACGGCATCCTGACGGCGTACATGGAGAAGGGGCAGATCGACACGGCCATCGGGCCGTTTCTCGAGCGCCGGATGATGGAGCGCGCGCGGGCCGGCAAGGGCAATTTCGTCCACATCGAAAAGTTCCCGGTGGTCGGCGACAAGGGCAAGCGGTCGCAGTCGTTTCGGACCCTGTGTGCGATGGGCCGGGTGCGTTTCCCGACGTTCGCGCCGTGGTGGCCGGCGGCGAAGGAGGAGCTGTTGAAGTTCACCGGCTCGGGCAACGACAAGGCCGACGACTTCTGCGACATGGTGGCGCTGATCGGCCTGGCGATGGATGACCACATCCGCGCCCGCGCGCCGGGCAAGACGAACAACGTCTTGCACTTGCCGAAGGTCGGCACGCTGGGCTGGACGAAATGGGCGCACCACCGCGAGCAGCGCGCCCGCGAGCAACGTCGACTGTTGAGGGGCATGTGATGGACCCGATGGCTGAAGGCTTGGGCATGGAGACCGCTCTGGCGGGGACGGGTGGCGGATTCATGGGGCCGCCGCCGGAGGGGCCGCGCGTCGACCGCGAGCCGCCGCCCGCCGGCAATCCGAACGCGGAGCTGGTGAAGTCCTGGATCGATCGCATCGACGAGGCCAAGACGTTCTGGCGCGGGCGCTTCAAGCGCATGCGCAGGGATGCGAAGTTCGCGCTGGGCCGCCAATGGGATACGGTCGACGAGGACGAGGAGGAATCCGGGGAGTACCAGGCGAACATCACGCTGCGTCACATCAACCAGCGCGTCGCCGCGCTCTACGCGAAGAATCCGCGCGTGCGCGCTACGCGCCGGCCGCGCATCTACGGCACGGTCTGGGATGGCTCGCAGGAACAGCTCTTGATGGCCGCGCAGGGTATGCCGGAGCCGTTGCAGGCCATGGCGATCTTGCAGGAGGCGACGCAGGCCCAGGCCGACAAGGCGCTCTACGCCAAGCTGGGGAAGACGCTGGAGATCGTCGCGCACTACACGCTCGACGAACCGATCCCGCGCTTCAAGACGAGCGCCAAACAGCTCGTGCGGCGCGTGCTGGCTACCGGCGTGGGGTATGTGAAGCTGGGCTATCAGCGGATCATGGAAACGTCGCCGGACGTGGAGGCGAAGATCCGCGACGCGACCGACCGCCTGGCGCGCCTCGAACAGTTGGGCGCCGACCTGGCCGATGGTGAGATCGATCAGAACAGCATCGAAGCCGCGGAACTGCGTACCAACCTGGAGGCGTTGCAGCAGCAGCAGCAGATCATGCTGCGCGAGGGCGTGGTGTTCTCGTTCCCGAAATCGTGGAGCATCATCGTCGACCCCGAGGTTCAGCAGATCAAGGGTTTCGTGGGCGCCGGCTGGCTGTGTCAGATGTACCTGTTCACCCCCGAGCGCGTGCAGCAGCTTTACGGCAAGGACATCAAGGCGTCGTTCACCACCTACACGGCGGAGGGCACGAAGAAGGGGCACAGCCGCAGGCAGAAGGAGTCGTTCGCCGCTGTCTACGAGGTCTACGACCTGAACGGCCAGGTGTGCTTCACGATCTGCGACGGCTTCGCCGACTTCCTGCGCGAGCCGGGCGAGCCGGACGTGAAGCTCGAACAGTTCCACCCGTTCTACACGCTCACGTTCAACGACGTGGAGCCCGAGGGCGAGAAGGGCGACGTGATTCCGCCGTCGAACGTGGAGCTGATCCGCCCGATGCAGCGCGAATACAACCGGGCCCGGCAGGGCGTGCGCGTGCATCGCATCGCCAACCGGCCGGGCTATGTGTCGCCGGCCGGGATCTTCGATGCGGAGGACAAGACCAAGCTGGCGACGCACGACGACCACGAAATCATCGAGCTGAAGATCTCGAAGAACGACAAGGCCGCCGACCTGTTGCAGCCGAAGCCGACCGTGCAGATCACCCCGGAGCTGTACGACGTGGAAGGGGTGTTCACCGACATCCAGCGCGTCGCGGGCGATCAGGAGGCCAACCTGGGCGGCATCTCGGGCGGCACGGCCACGGAAGCGAGCATCGCGGAGAACAGCCGGGGCACGTCGATCCAGAGCAACATCGACGACCTGGACGACTTCCTGACCGATCTCATGCGCGGCGTCGGCCAAGTGCTGCTGCTGGAGATGAGCGAGCAGACGGTGAAGGAGATCGCCGGCCTCGGTGCCGCGTGGCCCACCCTGTCGCGCGAGGAGGTGGCGAAGGAGATCCGCCTGGAGATCAAGGCCGGGAGCGCCGGCAAGCCGAACCGCGCCGCCCGCGCCGCCGCCATCGAGAAGTACATGCCGCTGCTGTTGCAGATCCCCGGCATCAAGCCGGAGAAGCTGGGCGAATTCATGCTCGCAGAGCTGGACGAGAACATCGATGTCGAGGACTTCATGGACGCCGCGCTGCCGTCGATCACGGCGATGAACTCGATGAGCAAGCCCAACCTGGCGGCCGGACCCGGCGGGCCGGCGCAGGGCCCGGCGGGGCACATGAACGCGCCAGCGCCGGGCCAGAGTGGCGCCAAGGCGCAGAACACGGACCCGGCGCCGAGCCAGGAACAGCACGGACAGTTGCCTCATTGACTGTTTGGCTGTAGAGTAAACGCGACATGTACAGCGTACATGTCATTTTGAGCAACTTGCGAGGATTTGATCCCAATGGGCCTGGAGTCGCAAACCGGCAACACCGATGGCGAAGTGCCTGGCGGCGAGACCGTCGAGGGCGCTGGCGTCGAAGAACAGTCGACCGAACAGTCCGGCGGTGCCGCGGCTGAAGGGGCGGCTGCCGCTGGCGAAGGCGCCGGCAAGGAAGGCTCGTCGGCCAAGCCGGGCGAGAAAGGCGAAGAGCCCCCCAAGACCGCATTGGAGGCGGCGCGGCGCGCGACGGAGCGCGGGCGCAAGGCTGCCGAAGCGGTGCAGGCGGGGAAGGATGCGGCGCCGGCATCCAAGGCCAAGGAGGGCGGCAAGCCCGAAGGTGGCGAGCAGGGTAGCGAGGATCTGACCGGCCGAATCGAGGATGACGAATGGAAGGCGCTTCCCGAGCGCACCCGTCGCCGCATCAGCGCATTCCGGGGCGAGATCCGCACCCTGAAGGAAACGGCCCAGCGCAATGCGCCCAAGGTCGAGACCTACGAACAGCTTGAATCGTACATCCGCAGTTCCGGCATGGCGCGGGATGATTTCGTCGAGGCTCTGGAGATCATGAGCCTGACGAAGAAGAATCCGGCCGAAGCCTGGAAGCGGCTGCAACCCATCATCACGACGCTCCGCACCCATGTGGGCGAAGTGTTGCCGGACGATCTGGCCGAGGCGGTCGCCGCCGGCACGATGTCGGAAGATGGGGCGCGGTCGCTGGCCTTCGAGCGCGCCGAGCGCGCGCGGCTGGCGGCGGAAGTGCGCTCGCGTGACGAACGCGGCGCTGCGGAGGCTGCCAGCCGGCAGGCCGCCGAAGTGCAGGGCGCGATGGTCGAAACGATCCGTTCACTCGAAAACACCTGGAAGGCTACCGATCCCGACTATGCCAAGAAGGCCGAACTCGTGTGGGAGCGGATGGTCACGCTGATGAGCAGCGAGCGGCAGGCATTGTCGCCCGAGATCATCACCGGCATCGCCAAGAGGGCGATGGAAGACGTGAACAAGCGGCTGTCGGGCTTCGTGCCCGCCCCCAAGCCGAAGACACCGATCACCGAGAACGGCGGAGCTGGAAACGTCCATGCTGCGCCCAAGAACGCGCTCGAAGCCGCAAGGCAAGCGTTGCGCGCGATGGCGGCGTAGCGAACACCACACTTCGCTAGGAGGGCATCATGCCTTTTTCCGCTTCCGAATTGGCGAACATCGCCAACGCTGTCCTCGATTTCCACATTCGCGGGAAAGTCGAGTCCCAAGTCATCCAGGATCGTCCGCTCTACAACGACCTGATGGCGAACACCCAGACCTTCCCCGGCGGCAAGGAGTTCATCACCGGGCGCGTGAAGGGCGTCTACTCGTCCGCGATGGCCGGCTACAGCCACGACGACAGCCAGGCGTATGGCAACCCGGCCAACATCAAGCAGTGGAAGGCCAAGTGGTACGAGGTTGCGTCCGGCATCCAGGTCACGCACACCGAGCTGAAGATGGACGGCATCACCATCGTCGAGGACGGCGCGAAGCAGACCACCTCGATGCACAGCGACCGCGAGCTGACTGCACTCACCGGCCTGCTCGAAGACAAGTACGAGGATCTGGAGGAAGGCTCGCGCCGGTCGTTCGCCGAGATGCTGTGGCGCGACGGCACGCAGGACGCGAAGGCGGTGCCCGGCATCCTGTCGTTCATCCTCACGTCGCCGTCCACCGGCCTCTCGTTCGGCATCGACCGTTCGCTCAATAGCTGGTGGCGCAACCGGGCTTCCACCGGCATCGATTCGTCCACCGCGTCGAATCAAAACCTGGTGAACACCTTGCAGAAGGAGTTCCGCCAGCTCCGCCGGTACGCGAGCCCGAAGCACAAGTTCTACTGCGGCTCCGACTTCATGGATGCCTTCGAGAAGGAGCTGCGCTCGAAGGGCAACTACACCATGGAGGGCTGGGCCAAGCAGGGCAAGATCGACGCCTCCATCGCCGATCTCGCGTTCAAGGGCATCATGCTCCAGTACGAGCCCCTGCTGGATGACCTGTCGTACAGCAAATACGGGTTCGTGCTGGACATGAACGCGATCAAGCTGCGGCCGATGGAGAACGAGGAGTGGAAGCTGCACACCCCGGCTCGCCCGCCCGAGAAGTATGTGCTGTACCGCGCCCTGACCTGGACCGGCG